AATGCAATCAGAGGATATAGAAAAAAGTTCGTAGAAGAATATGGCGAGCTAGTTATTTGTTGTGATGATACTAATAACTGGAGAAAAGATGTATACCCATATTACAAAGCTCATAGAAAGAAAGCAAGAGATGAGTCAGACTTTGATTGGCCAAACATATTCAATACTCTAAATGTAATCAGAGACGAGTTAAAAGAGTTCTTTCCATACAAATATATTCAAGTAGAAAGAGCAGAAGCTGATGATACTATTGGTACTCTATGTTATGAGTTCGGTAAACAATTATTAGCTGAGGGTGATGAAAAGATTTTAATACTGAGTGGAGATAAAGACTTCATTCAATTACAAAAGTTTGCAAATGTATCTCAATGGGATCCAGTTAGAAAAAGAAAAGTTTCTGACAAAGATCCAGAGAATTACTTAGTAGAGCATATCTTAAAAGGTGATAGAGGTGATGGAGTACCTAATGCACTAAGTAAAGATGATGTATTTGTTTCAGGTGGTAGACAAAAACCTATGAGACAGACTACTATGCAAAAGATCAAAGATGTCGTTAATAGTATTCCTTTGGATAAAATTAATGGCGAATTTGAATGGGCCGAAGGGTTCCACAGAAATAGAAAGCTGGTCGATCTCCAATACACACCAGACTATCTTAGAGAAGAAATTCTTGAACAATTTTCTGTAGATCCTGGAGGAAGAGAAAAACTATTTAATTACTTTGTAAAAAGGAAGCTAAATAACTTAGTCGAAAACATAAGTGAGTTTTAATATGATAATAGGATTAGGCGAAATAGTAAATGAAGTAAAAGAAGCAAAGAGCGTCGGAGAGAAAATACGAATATTGCAAAAGCATGATTGTAGAGAACTTCGAGGTATCTTTGAGCTTACGTATGATAGCAGAATCATATGGTCACTACCAGAAGGTAATCCTCCTTACAAACCATTAGATAAGTCCATGGACAACCAAGGCTTATTACATAATGAGTTAAGAAGGATGTATATTTTCTTGGAAGGACCTAAGAGTGCTGGTATTAGCAAGATGAGAAAAGAGCAGATCTTTATTCAGATGCTTGAAGAAGTAGATCCGGATGATGCTAAACTTCTATTAGAAGTTAAAGCAAGAAAGATCAAAGGCGTTTCTAAGAATGTTGTGAAACAGGCTTACGACGACTTTCTAATCGACCCTGCAAATTCGTAATGCCAACTTATACTTTCATTGACGAAGATACTAACGAGGAGTTCGATCTCCAACTTAAGATAGCTGAAAAGGAAGATTTCCTCAAAGCAAATAAAAATCTTAAACAGGTGATCGGTGCTCCTATGATAGTATCAGGTGTGGATGGGTTGCGTAGACCAGATGATGGCTTCCAAGAAGTTCTTCAAAAGATTGGCGAACAAAACCCACAAACTCCTTTTGGCAGAGAATTAAATAAATCTACAACAGCCAAGCAAGGCGCAGTTAACAGAGCTGTAGATAAATGGAAAGCATCTAATGCTTATAAAAAACATCACTAATGGATAAACAGTTCGAATTATGCCTCTCAGACCTTCAGAAACTTCCTAGAAGGAACGTAAACGGCTCAAGAGTATATGAGACACCAGATGGCTCATACTATCCCTCAGTAACCACCATAACCGGTCAGATGACCAAGAAGGCAATCCAGGAATGGAGACAAAGAGTTGGTGAAAAGGTAGCTAATGAAATAACAACAAAGGCTGCTGCAAGAGGAACATCAGTTCATAAATTATGTGAACATTATATACTTGGTACAATGGATCAAGTTAAGATTATGCCTTCTAACCATGAAATGTTTACAGCAATGTCTACACACTTAGCTGATACAGTTGGTAAAGTATATGCTGTAGAAGGATTCTTATATTCAGACTTCTTAAGAGCAGCTGGTCAAGTTGATATGGTTGCTGAATATAACGGAACATTATCTATTGTTGATTTCAAGACAAGTAGAAAGAAGAAGAACGAGGACTGGATCCAAAACTATTTTGTCCAGGCTGCTGCTTATTCATTTATGTTTGAAGAAAGAACCCAGATACAAGTTCCACAGATTGCAGTTGTTATAGGAGTTGATGGAGAAGAGGAACCTCAAGTATTCACTAAGAATACTAAAGAAAGAAATCAGTATCTACTTAAGTTCCTTGAACTTCGTGAACTTTTCGATCAGCAATCTTCTTCATAAGAGAGTGGCTTAGTTCCACTTCATCCCTTACATTCTTTTCTAATATTGCTATCTTAGATTGTAGCTCACGTACTTCTTTTCTTAGGTTATAGATAACTTGATCCTTATTCATTATCTTTTCTTTCACCCTTCATTCTCCAATATAGATTGTAATAGTACTGTCCATTGTTGAGCTCTAACTTCCCAATTGTAGAACCCATCAGTATAAGCCTTCTGCATATTTAGTCTCTCTTCCATATTTGGATCAGATACTATTCTTAATGCATCAGCTAATGTTAAAGCAGTCTTAGTAGCATGCTTACTAAAGTCCTCTGTAAAGTCATATTGCAGAGTCCAGTTAGCAGTTGTTTCAGGAAGTGCTCCTAAACTACTATGTACACAAATACATCCAGCTGACATTGCTTCTATCATTGCAATACAAGATGTCTCTGGCCATATACTTGGTAAACAGAATATATGAGCCTTCTTTAATGCTTTGTGTATATCTTCATTAGGCACATGACCGTGATATGTCATATGTTTATGTGACTTAATCTTTTCAAATAGTTCTTTGTATGGTTTATCT